TCCAACGCCTTGTTGGACCAATGCAGATCGAACATTGCCGCCGCCTAATCCACCAATAGCAGAAGAGTTACGTAACAGGTTTTTTTGCGCTCTGTCTCTTAAAAATTGTTGCCCGGGTGAGCTTTGCATACCAGAAAATGCAGCACTTTGAGCATCTACGCCATTCAAGCCTAATAGGTCTTGTTGTGCGCCGATAGCAGCTGTGCCAGCCTGTTGAAATGGCTGTAAGTTAGCTTGAGTCATATCAAACTGTCGGCGCTGCTCTGCGACTGATGATTCAGTTGATCGCTCTTGAGCGTCAGCGGCCTTACTAGCGGATCTACTTCCAACTACACCGCTTATTACAGCGCCACCAACAATGGCTGTTGCTATTCCAGACATAAGTCCCCCTCAATAAATCTGTTTTTAATTACATCTCTGTAATTTACGGTAATTTCTTCATTTTCTTCAATGTCTCTAATTGCTGTTATTTCAGCATCAAAGGCATTAACTTTAATTTCAGCGTTTGCAAATAATGCATGATTAGCAAATCGACCGGCTAAGGTTCTTTTGCTATTAACCCTAGCTTTGCAAATTGCATCACCAGAAAGTATTTGTTTAGAGGTAAATAAACCTTTGCCTTCTATAACTGAGTCAGATACGTAACAAGCGTCAATAGTTTCTTCTATTATATCGCTTTTATTTTCCACTTGCTCGCGTATCTCGATTTCTGTCATGCCTGATTGCTCAACAAAATTAAAATAATCTGCTCGATTAACATCAGTGTGAAAATTCTGCATATCTTCAAACGTTTCTGATGTAATGTAACTTTGTATTTGTTCGCCTGTATCACCCTCACATGCATGGAATGTTATCCATCTAGTATCAGCATGAGCATAACCAGCGCGTTTCTTCCCCATCATACCACGGAATAAGTTAAATCCTGTTAACCGTTTTCTTTCGCCAGTGTCGGTTGAAACCGTAATGTCACCCTCAACCATTATATCAAAATGATCAAACTTATATAATTGGCCTGTGATAACAGTGCCAGCGGGTATGATTATTTCGCGTCCATACATACCGGCATGAATATGATGCAAGACAGGTATATCAACTTGAGGCATTTTTTTAGCCACCTTTTCATACTCTAATATTTTATTCCTGTTTGACGTTTTATTATTCACGCAAATATCACTAATTACAGCAACACAATTACTTTCATTATCAAGCATTACACACTCACTTCTCTGGCTGTTACAGTAAAAAATATAGAGTTCAATGCTGATGATTCAAACCGCAATGTACCACCGGCCGGAATAACTTGGTTTACAATACCGATACCTAAATCTGATTCACCCCACACAACAATCTTAAACGGCCTTTGTGGTCTAACTACACCGCCATTTGATACAATGTACGCCTTATAGCTTGCGTCCACTGTAGAGTTGTTAGCGGCTGTGAATGACTCTATCACCATGTTTTTTGTAGTTGGTGCAGTGTAAGCTATTTGCACTACATCAACAGCGGCTACAGTAAAATTACTAGCGACTTGTAAAGTTGTCATTATTGGTTGACCCTAATTATAGCGCTTGATACCAATAAATCAGTCGCGTTTGTATTATTTTCAACAAAAACTTCAATATAATCATCTTTATTAAATATGTTTTGCCACGGCAATGTTATCGAATCCGGCCCACCGGCTGATGCTGTACCTTCTCGTTTTGATGCTGTTATAATGCTGCCGTTAATAGCTATATATGCGGCAATAGCTATGCCAGTGCTGACAGTTGGTGCAACGCTGACTGAGCATGTAATAGGCAAGCGTACTGGTTTTACTCCTAAATACGTTAATCTACCCGATGTACTACCAGAAAATTGACCAAGAGAGCCTACAACCCAATTTCCCGCAATTAAAACAGGCGTGCCACTCGCGGCAATGGTTGTTGCCGTGCTATTACCTTGCATGGATAACAGTCCGTCAGAACTTGAATTCCTGATAACATTGTTTTGGCTAAATGCAAATAAAGTATCGTCTGAAGTAATGTTTTCAAGCGGCGTGCCAAGCCCTTTTAACCTTGACATTGTTACTGAAGCAAGACCACCGGCATTAATGTTAGCTGACCCTGCTGCGCCTGACAAAAACACGGACCCCGAAACATAGTTCAAGTTAGTTTCGTTTATGCTTATAGAGTCAAACGTTGCCGTGCCTAAATCAATAAATTTACCAGCAGATAACGTGCTTAATGTAGGTTCAAACAAGAACACTCTAAAGTTGCCAGTAAAATCGACACCTGTTGATGTGGCTGTGCCTGAAAAGTTTGTAAACCTAACGCCTGAGTCTGTGCCGCCAAGTGTGCCTATTGAGCTGCTAGCATAACTAACATCAACGACTCTTAAAACATGTGAACCCGAGTCTGAAAAAGAAAACAACGGGCTGTTAGGGTTGGCAATTCTTAAGTTTTTAACGCTACCATTGACGTTTACAAGGCTAAAAAATGGCAATGTGCCAACATAGCTAATTGACACAACCAAAGAATCAAGTCCTGAATAAACGCTGTTATCACCAAATACAAGACGAGTAGTTGAAAAATCTATGTCGTCAGCTTGCAGATACAACGTATTAGCCGCTAGTGTGATCACACCTGAAACGGCGGTTGGTAAATCAACAATAGTATTGACTACAACACGCCTTGTTAAGGTTGCCACCGCAAACAATTGAGTAAAGTTATCGTTTATCTTTACTGTGTAAGCGTTTGGCGTATCACCTAGCTTATCATTGGGCGCTGTTGAAAGCGGGTTTAATATTTGTTGTGCCATTATGCGATCACCTTGTCCATTGTAAATTCAGTGGAGTCCATTGTGAAGCCAGTAGTGTCCATTGTAAACTCAGGCAAACCGGCTAATTCTTTTATTACTTGCTGTAAATGAGCGCTTAAAAAGTCACCTGATTGCGTTTCGTTTATAATAACTGCGCTTTCATTGTTTGCGTTAGTAACGCCTTCCATCCATCTAGTAAAACGTAATGTTGGATCACCTCTGTCATTAAAGAAATCTTCACGGCGTCTTGGAACAATTATAACAGCCATTATTGTGATCCTAATTCAGGGGTTGCAGCAATTCTTATTAGTGTTGCTTTAACAGGGTCAGTCACAGTAAAACGTATTGTACGGCTGTTAGGAAAACGACCTTGGCGGTTCCAGACTGTTTCATGTCCATACTCGCCTATTTTACCAATAGACCGGCTAAACTCAGAAGAGAACGTACGCCCTCCATCGTCTGAGTAATCCATGCGTACAATAGGGTCAGAGCCTTGACCAAGCGTTAAACCTGTTCCAGCTTCAAAGTCAGCTTCTAATTCACCCGCAAATATTTTTATGCCGTCTTGTGATAATGGTTTTAATGCTGCTTGTCTGAATACTTGTTCGTCATACTCAGTATAAACATTATTTACAATTTCACCTATACGACCGTCTACGCCGTCACCACATAATAACTTGCCATATGCCTTAACGATGGTGTTAACTCTCCATGCTGCATCTGTTACACCACTTTGAAACTCAAACCAAACACTAAAGCCGGCTAATGCTGATGCAGTGCCATTGTAAACAAATGTTTTGCTCGGTATGCGTAAAGAATAGAATGTAAATAAAGCAAAAAACTGACCTTTTTTTGAGAATGTCATAGTAAATGCGTTTGCTATTTCTTGCTCGTTAAAATCTTGTATTGCGTTATCAATAACATTGGTTGATATCTTTACCGCTGATGAGCTAGACGATTGACGCCAAATAGATGTCAATTCATTTTCACCACCGCCTATGAATAAATAAGTATTATCAAATTTAACTACACCATATTTAGTATGTGCGCCTTTTTGCGTAAATGCGCCAGGTATAATTTGCAATGGGAAATCACCAGCAGAAGCGCCAATATTTCTAAATACTTCAGTTGTTTTGGACCCAATAATCGATAATTCATCATGATCAACAATTTGTGTGACTATTCTATCTGGGTCACCTTCAGCACTTCCAAAGTCTAGCGCGTTAAATGTTAGCGGTGCATTCAGGTTAGATACAAATAACTGCTTGCCGTCCGTTGTAGTAAATACAAAGAAGCCGCGATAAAAAGAGACTGTATCTGATAACTGAAAGTTCTCACTTGTGATTTGTGTCAGCGTTTCGCCGTCTAAAGCAAATGCGTAAGCGTCACCACCTGGAACAACTATAACTAACTGACTACCATTGTCCGCCATTACTACTCTTTTAGTGCCTGTTATTGTGCCATGAGTCGTAACTACTTTTAACACGCTTACTGAGACCAAAGTGTTACCTACAACAAAGTAAGGCACTTCAGCAAATACTCTACCACCACGACAAGCGCCTAAACTTGTTGCGGCAAATTGTGTCACGCCACTAGGTTGCATTAATGCGCGATTATTTAAAGCTTCGCCCTCTGGGACCATGGGGATCCAATTAATGCACCGTTGCGATGACATAGGAGCGCTTTCGCTTTGGTAGAAACCAAGCGGGATTGGAAGCGATACTCTAGGCATTAAAAGTTGCTCGTTTTATTAGCTGGGAAGAACCTACGACCTACATCATCATCAGGGCATCTGTTGCCAGATCCAAGTGGTAAAGTATCTGGGTAAGCAATGTTAGTTAAGTCTGTGACTGATGCCATTAATACTTCTAGTGTGCCACTTGCAATAGCTGCTAAGGCTGGTCCTACAACTTTTTGATAAGATGGTGCCATTCTGATAGCTAAATTATATTTAACGCAACCTATGGCGTTTCTATCAACATTAATTGTATCATCACCGTTTAACACTTCATTAAAGCCAACGACTATTCCAATATCAGCCCATTCGGTTAACATGTCATTGCAGCGCCTAATGCCTGACTGTAATTCATCAGGAGTTAAACTAACCTCGGCGGTTTTCACACCAATTTCTTCAAGGGCATCTTGTACAACTTCACGCATAGTTGGCATTTTAATTCTCAATTAGTTTTTTAACTTGTACGCGCAAGGCTCTAATACCTTTACGCCGATCAATATCAACATTGAAATGCTTTAATGCGTATTCTTCTAATTGCATTTTGTCCATTTCACCAATATTAAGCTCGCCGTTTAATCTATCAGCAACGCCGGCTATAGCTTCACCAAGCACTTGAACCGCTGAAGCGTCTGTCTCGTCAACACCAAAATCGATTATTTTAGCAAAGGTTGCTGGTGTATCTGACCACCCATCGTCTTTATAGCCTTCAAAATCTTCTGAATTAATTACTTTTGGATTTAATGTTGCGTGATATATCCACGTTTTAAACGATTTTGACATTAGTTCACCTTGTAGTTAGTGTTTTAGTATATCACTTTTTTTGACAAACAAAAAAGCCTACCGATTAAAGTAGGCTTTTAATTATAACCCTGTAATTCTTAAGAAGTCGTGCGGACTGCAAAATCAGGGTTTTGTGATTTAACGCCATATAAAATATCGAAGCGATAAATTG